TTACTCTAAACCCAGTAGCCACAGCACGGGGACCTCCAAAACGTCCGCCATGGTGATCACCTCGAAATCAGCCACGAACCTGTCCCCGCTCTCAATTTTACTTATGCAGTCCCTATTCATTCCTATTCCCACCAGCTGGAGTTTTCGGCATAGGTCCGTTTGGGAAAGGCGCTGCCGCAGTCGGGCCTCCCTGATCCGATCCCCGCACACATTCCGCTTTCCCGGATGATCATAGAATTTCATGGGCGCCCCCCTCCGGCGTGGTGATAACCTGAATTTTTCTTGATATTAGCACATTCCGGCCCGTAAAGCCGTTGTAATATCCTGAATTTCAGGCCCTCGGAGGGCTTTATATAATTATTTCTTTCCTGCTGCCCTGGTGGGGCGGCCCCGCTCGGTCAACGCACAATCTCCATCACGTCGTTGGGGGTGCAGTTCATAAGCAGGCACAGCCGTTCTATTGCCTCTGTTGATACCGGCTTTCCCTCCCGTAGCTTTTGCAGGGTGCTTTGGGAGATTATATTTTCCTTTCGGATCCGGTAGGTGGTGATCCCCTCCGCTTTCATGCGGTCAAGTGCTTTCTGATAGCTGATTGCCATTTCCGCCGCCTCCTTTCGATGGTATTCTACCACATTTATATGCACCTTGTAAAGTGCATATTTTACACAAATAACTGCACCTTAATTCGTGCATATTGCCAGTTGACTATGCACCGTTTAAGGTGTACAATATAACCATCCTAAAGGAAAGGGGGTGACACCGATGGGGTAAAAAAGAAAAAGCGCCGCAGGCGAAAGCCAACGGCGCGGCCCAGCAGAATGGAACAGTTAGCGGCTGACATTCTGGCGGGCGTTGTGTCCGGCCTGGTCACAGCGGCAGTTCTAAAACTGCTCGGCTGGTAATCCAGGGGGGTGCGGAGGCCCAAACCTCCGCACCCCAAATATAAAGCAAACCCGCCCATTTGTCAATAGGAGGTTTTCAGGATGAAGTTTCTAATTGCCCTGGCCCTGTATGTGGCCCTGTTCGTCCCGCTCCGGCGTGGGTTCCTCAAAATTCTTTCTTGGAGGTCTGGAAAATGAACACTTTTGAAGTTGGCAAGAAATACTGGGACACCAGCGCCTGCGATCATAACTGTGTTTTCACGGTGGAGATCGTAAAGCGCACGGCCAAAACGGTGACGTTCCGCCGCAACGGCCAGGAGCGCCGGGCGAAAATCTACACGGACCGCGACGGTGAATATATTATCCCGGACCGGTACAGCATGGCCCCGGTGTTCCGGGCCTGCCGGGAGTATGTGGAGGAGGCCCCCGCAGAGGAGGCCCCCACCGCCGCCGGAAAGATCATTCCGTTTCCGCTGGCCGTGTGACCATAAAAGAACCCCGACACCAGGACGGTGCCGGGGTTCTTCTTACTTTTTATATTTTCCGATTTGCTCCAGGGCTTCCCGCAGTTTATCGAACCCAAACATAGCCGCATAGGAAACGAACAGGCCCAGGACTACCACCGCCGCCACCATGTACCAGGTGATGGCCATGGCCTTGATCTGGAAGATGGCCAGGAACACGGCCAGGGTCAGGACCATGGACACAATGACGGCCAGCAGGTTGGTTGGGATCTTGTCCCAGGTGGCTTTCTTGACCACCTGCACGATGATGTTTGTGATCACCGTTAGAATGGCCACAATCAGCAGCACGGTGGAAAGCACCGCCGGCAGGTTTGTTATGATGTACTCCATCTTGATCTCCTCCCGTTATTTCACGGCCCCGCCCAGGGCGCACATAAGCGCCCCCATGTTGGGCAGGGTGTTGATGTTGTTTTTCCAGTAGGCCGGGGTGTTGACCACTCCGGCGGCCACCAGGGCCTCCAGGCCCTCCTCCCAGGTCTTGGTCCTGGCCCCGGCTTTGGTGATGATCCCGGCGGCCTTGGTCAGCAGGTCGCCCAGGTATTTCACCTTTCCGGTGCCCACGGCGCTGATCCAGTAGTCCGGGGAGTTCATCACGCCCAGCTTGGCCAGCTTGCCGCAGGCGGCGGCCACGGGGGACAAATAGATCACCTGGCCCACAAAGATCAGATTGGGGTTTTTGATGGCGTTGATCTCCGCCAGGTCGGCCACGGTGGTGCCGTAGGCGGTGGCGATCCTGCCCAGGGTGTCCCCGGCCTTTACCTTATAGGAGGAGGCCGTGACGGTGGGCTTTGTGCTGGCGGTGGGGGTGGTCGGTGCGGACGTGCCGCCCATCCTGGCCGCCTTTCCGGCGTAGTCAGGGACACCGTAGCCGCGAATATACCGCCCATTCACCTTGATGTTGCGATAACCCACGGCGTTGGACATATTCCCCTCGATCACCTTAATGGTGCCGCCGGTGACGGAAACGACAATGCCGATATGGTCCGCGGCACCGGTGCAGTCGCCCACGCCGTTGTCGTCCCAGTTGTAAAAGATGTAGTCGCCCGGCTGCGGGGTGTAGGCGTCATTTTCCACCCACCGGCCCAGCCGCTTGAAAAGTTGGATATGCTTTTCACAGCCGCACTCCGTCGGGATTATATCCGTCATGCCCGCCTTGATGGCCACGGCGGAGGCGTAGGTGCTACACCAGGCGTCCGTGTACTTGACGGGGTAGCCCCTGGCCAGCGGCTTGTGGGCGTTGTAGGTGTCAATGATCTTTCTGTGGGTGCCGTTGCTCTCCTTGCACCCCAGCCAGTCCACGGCGGTGGACACGATCTTGTCGCGCAGTTGCTTTTCGGTCATAGTTTACACGCTCCTTATGGTCCCATGTCCCCATGGTCCCGGCTCTCCGGGTCCTGGGGACCGGCGGCACCTCCGTCCGGCGGTGCCGCGCTTTGCTTCTCTTTGGTCGTTTTGATCCAGCCCATGACCCCGTTTTCCAGGCCGCACACGCCGAACACGCAGGCGGTCAGGGTTGCGGGTTCCGCTCCAGTGTGCCAAAAGACGGCCAGGGCGGCGGCGGTGTAGATCACCAGGATCACAGCCTCCAGGACCAGCACCTTGTCCATGGTGCCCATCTTTTTCCCCTCGCCCCGCAGTTGGCGGCGGAGGTCACGGACGCGGCGGTGGAAATGGGAGATAGTGGCGCGGGCCAGGAGGATCCCCAGCACCGCGCCGACGATCCACGCCACCACGGCCACAATGATGGTTTTTGTCATGGCTCACCCTCCCACACCCATCTTTATCAGGTAAACAATCCCGGCAAAGATCAGGGTGGCCAGGGCGCCCACCAGGCCGGCCACGAACTTTTCCACCATGCCGTCCCACCGCTTGGCGGGTTTCTGCTCGATGGTTTCCACCTTTGCGTCCAGGCGGTCCAGCGTTTCCGCCATGGTGTCCTGCTTTGTTGCCATGACCTCCACGGCGGTGGCCAGTTTGTTCAGGGCCTCGGTGTTTTTCTCCAGCTGGTCGATCCGGTGGGAGTTTGATTTACTCCTGGCTTCCACCTCCGCCAGATGGACGGCCATTTCCTCTTGGCTCATGTTCACACCTCCCCGGCGCCATGCGCCCCGATGGTGTCCGCGTACTGCTTGCGGAGGTTTTCGATCTCCTCCGCTTTGGCCAGGGCGCCCAACTGGGCCAGTTCCATGGCCTGGGCCTGGATGATCACGTTTTGCTGGTCGATGATGGCGCACAGATCCATGATGGTTTTGGTTGTGTTCATTTCCAGCACCTCCACGGCCCATCACCCACCAGGGCGGCTATGTGGCGCAGGTCCTCCACCTGTGCGTCGTAGAACTCCCGGCCCCATACCCAGAAATCGGTGTGTCCATGGTCCCGGTATTTGTTGGCCGTCTTGTCGGCCCACAGTCGATCCCACCGGGCTTGATGGCTTTTGTCCCGCTTTTCCAGCGTGGTGGTGATCTTCTCCACCAGGGCGGCCCGCTCCTCTCCCTGGCCGTCGTCGTCCTGGGAGAAATATAGGCGGGCGTGGTCGCTCTTTACGCTGCACAGGGGCACCCCGTTATAGAGAATGTCCCCGGCCTCCGCGGCCAGCCTGGTCCCCCAGGGGATATTGACCCGGCGGCCACCGTAGCCATTGAAACGTGCCCGTTTGCGGGTGATGTACCGTGTGTATTCCATGGGTTACACCTCCGCGGGGTGCAGGGCGGAGATCAGGGCGTTGTACTCCTCCTCGGTCAGCTTGTTGGCGGCATAGAAAATGTCGATCTTCTCCTCCAGGCCGTTGGTCTGGCCCCGCTCGATCATGCGCTTAATGGTCCGATAAAGCATTGTTTTCACCTCCTTTCCCTTAAATCCCAGAATCCGCCAGGCCCAACTCCAACATGGTCAGGCGCAGTTCCTGGTCCACGGTCATGGCGTCGGTGTCCGCCGCCGCCTGGCTGATTTCCGCCAGCATAGCGCCGGCGTCCACCGCCTCCAGCGTCACGGTTTCCTCCACGCCCTCCATGGGCTTGTGGTTCAGGAGGTTGTAGGGGGTGCCCGCGTGGGCAACTCCCTGGGCCTCCTCCTCCGGGCAGAGGACCAGGCACCCGTTTTCCGCCTGCTTGATGTAGTTGGGGGCCTCGGTCATGCCCATGGTGGCCCCGTCCTTAATGATCTTGTACATGGCTTTCACTCCTCACAAACATGGCATAAAATAGCCGGTTCAGCCGCAGGACGCGGCCATGGTCGTTGTAGTTCTCATAATAGGCGGTCTGGCTTTTCATCCACTCCGCCACCTGCTTGGTGGTCATTCTCCCGGCGTCCACTTCCTGCTTGAAGTGCCGCATTTTCCGCCGCGCCCGCTTTATCCCGTCCCTGCTCCCGTGGGTGATGATCCGCCCACTCGGCAGCAGTTGGAATTTGGCTTTGCAAAAGCGGAACGCCTCGCCGGCGGCCACGATCTTGCACTTTGCTGGGTTCACCTCAATGTGGTTTTCCGTGGACCGCGCTATGAACGCGGCCAGGATGGCCTCCCCGTCCTCGCGGGTCGCCGCCATAAAGTGGTAGTCGTCCATGTAGTGTCCGGTGGCCTCCGCACCGATTTGGCAGGCCATGAACGTGTCCACGTCAGACGGCAGGGACACCATTTCCTGCTGGGATGGCTCCACGCCCAGGGGCATACCGATGATACCGGGCGCATTGATCACCACGGCGTCGGCTATGGCTCGCAGGTCCGGGTTCAGGATCAGGCGCCGGTGCCGCTCCAGGATGATCTCCCGGTCTGCGTTTGGGAAAAAGCCGTGGTAATCTGCCAGGTCAATGACCCCGCCGGTCCCGTACTTCCTGTAATGCTTCCGCAGGCGTACTTTCAGGCGTTCATAGTGGAAGTGCAGGCCCTTGTCCTTTTGACTGGCGCCGTTGTCGTAGATCATGCACGGCCCATATAACGGGGACAGGACCCGCGTGGTCAGGACTTTGTGGATCTGGCGGTCCGTGATGTGCGGCGCGTCTATCTGCCGGACCTTGCCGCGCTCCCGCAGGGTGAAGTGTACGCATTTTTTCGGCTTCCAGGTCCCATTCAGGATCTCCCGCCGCCTGGCGGCGGTGCCGGAAAACAGGTGCAGTTCAAAGTTTTGCACGGACTGTTTCCACCGTACCCCGTTACAGCACTTTTTCCCGGCCATGAACATGGCCCGGTAGCTGAACACGGTTTCCAGCGGCCCCAGGGCGTCACTTCTTGCCTGCCGGTTCTGTTGCCGCTTTGCTTTGCGGCGTTGGTATCGCGCCTCTCGGCGCTCCTCACTGGTCATAATAAATTTTTCGCCCTCCGCATAGTTGCGTTGTAGGTGCGCGTCTAAACTACTTTGGCCCAGCACATGAAACGGGGATAGCGCAATACCCCGCCATGCAAGCAGCGTCCGTGCGTGGCCGTCAGGGGGCAGTTTTAGGCTTCCGCCTGGGCAGTATCTCTCCTTTCATTTCGGGTTCGGGCTACCATTTGGCTGCCGCTTTCAACCCATAGCATGAAATCCGGGGGCCAGCGCCCAGGAATTGTACGCGTTGTTGTTGTTGGCGCTGCCGTCGCTGTTGACAAGGCAGAAATTGTTGGAGTTGCTGGAATTGACGGACCGGCACCAGGCATTGGCCGCCGCCGCGTCAGAACGCCGCCCTGCCACACGGCACGTTTTCAGAGATACACCCGTAAATAATCATTTTCGCTTGCTGTCGCTCTCCATTATCCCTTTGAGTAGTTCGCCCTCTTTGTCAATCAGGTCGCCTAAACTTTGCGACATATCATCCAAAATCTTTTCCGCCTCTGCTTCTGGAATGCTTTTCCCTTTCTTGTCGGTAAAGCACCCCTGCGGGTTCAGGTTCAAAATCAGGTAGGCGTGGGTCAGCCGCACGTCCAGGGCGGACAATGCGGCCTGGGCCTCCAAAAGATGCCCTTTCCGCAGGGCCTTTCTTTGGCCGTCGGACGGAAAGGTTTTGTTGGCCATTTCCGCTTCATCCATCACCATGCCCGCCAGGTGGGCTATGTCTGCCGCAATCAACCGGGAATACCTGGCGGAAAGCCGGGTCAAAAACGCCACGGTTTCATCGTAAATCTGATTTGCGGTGTTCACGAACTCCGCCTTGCTCACAGTCCGCTTTTGTTTCAGGACGGACACGGTGGACCGCCTCCTTTCAGGTTGGTGTTGTCCCGGCTATCCCGCCCATTTCCATGGGCGGGATATGGTCGGGATCCGCTGCGGCGGATTAGACGCAAAAGCCGGGGGCCAGCGCCCAGGAATGGTACGCGTTGCTGTAGTAGGCGCTGCCGTCGCTGTAGACAAGGCAGAAAGAGGTGGAGTTGCTGGAACGGACGGACCGGCACCAGGCACCGGCCGCCGCCGCGGTGTCGCTGTGCTTCTTATGCACCTTGCTGTTGCCCGCCTTGTAGTAATCGTACTGGGCCTGGTAGTTCTTCTCCGCGCTGTTGGCGTAGGTCCTGGCGCCCTGGTATTCAAACTCCGCCAGCAGGAAAAGGTAGTCCGTGGTGGCGGTCACATAGCTGGCGGTGTCGGAACCGCCGCCGGTGTTATCGCTGTACTTGGTGACGGACTTCATCACGGCCCGGAGATCGGAGGGCAGGGCGGCCATGAAGCTGTTGGCCAGGGGGCTGGTGGGCGTGTTGCTGTTGCCCAGCAGGGTCTTTCTCATAGAGGACCCGGACCACCCGCCGCTGTTGGTGTTGCTGTCGTTCATGTGGAAATAGCCGGCGCCGTTCACGCTGCTGCCGTACTTACTATCCACCAGGCCCACCAGGCTGCCGCTGATCTTGCCGATCTGGAAATGGATCCGGTTGGATCCCTCGCGGCTGGAATTGTGGTTGATCCCGATGATGAACGCGTCCACGGTCAGGCTGGAAATTGTGGTGTTTCCGATCTTCCCGTTGATGGTGATGGACTTGGTGGCACCCACGCTCCAGTAGTTGGCGGCCTCTCCGGCGTCGCTGGCGGCCTTGATGGCGGCCCAGGTGTTGGAGTTCAGGGTGTCGTTGAACAGGTTTACCGTGGCCGCGCAGGTCTTGTTGGCCGGGGCGGTGTGATCGGTGCCCTCCGCCACCTTTACGGTGATCGTCGCCTTGCCGTAGGCTTTGGCGGTGACGGTCACGACGTTGCCGGACACGCTCACCGTGGCCACCGCGGTGTTGGAGGAGGTGGCGGAAATAGCGCCGTCACCCGCCCGCGTCACCGTGATGGTGCTGGACTTGGTGGCCTTGTTCAGCGTCATGGTGGTTTTGGACAGGCTCAAACTGCCCGCCGCCTTGCCGATGGTCCAGTTGGCGGATTTGGCGGTGGTGGTCCCGTCGCTCCACTTATAGTTGGAGGTGGGGGTGAACGTGGCGGAGTAGGTCCCCGCGTTGGTGGCGCTGGTGGTGCCGCCGATGGTCAACTTGTTGGCGTCATAGTTGGACCAGCTGGGGGACTGTGCCGCGCCGTTGTAGGTCTTGGTGCCGGACTGGGAGGGGACGGTGGAGATCACCGCCCGCTCGATGGTCCAGTTGACCGTCCTGGGCGTCGTGGTCCCGTCGGCCCACATATAGTTGGCCGTGGGGGTGAACGTGGCGGCATAGGTCCCCGCGTTGGTGGCGCTGGTGGTGCCGCCGACGGCCAGCTTGCTGGCGTCGTAGTTGGACCAGCTGGGGGACTGTGCCGCGCCGTTGTAGGTCTTGGTGCCGGACTGGGCCGGGGTGGCGTTGATGGGCGCCCGCTCGATGGTCCAGGGCACGGTCACAGGATCCTGCGTCCCGTCAGCCCACACATAATCACCCAGAGGGGTGAAAATGGCCTCATACTCGCCGGCGTTGGTTCCCTCGGTCACGCCGGACAGTTCCAGCATTTCCGGGTTGTAGCCGTTCCAGGCCGGGGTCTGCTTGCTCCCGTCAAAGGTCAAGCGGCCCGCCTGGGAGGGCACGGTGTTGATGGTAAAAGCGAACTTCTGCACCGCGTCCATGGCCTTGTCCGCCGTGGTCTTGGCGGCGTCGGCCTTTTTCTCCACTTTTTTCAGGTCGGCGGCGGAGGCGCCGGGGACGTTTACGTTTCCGTCCATGATAATGTCCCTCCTTGTTTATTTGCCCTGAATGATCCGCACCTGGACCTCCACGGCGGCCTGCGGGATCTCCACCGAAAAGAACCGGACGGCGCCGGGGATCGTGGTTGCCACGTTGGCCATGCCGCAGGCGCTGGCCGTGGCCATGCTTCCCACTTTCAGCACAACGTCCGGGGCGTCCTTTGCCTCCGCACCCTCCACGGGCACGTCGGCCATGTACGCCAGGCCCGCCGCTTTCTTTTCGGCGTCCGTGTTGGCTTTCCAGGCGTTGGTGGGAATGGAGGTGGTCAAAAATTCCGTTTCCACGGCTCCCACTACCAGGCCGGCCAACGCGGAAATCTCTTGACTGCACCTTTCAGCCAACTGTCGCAGGTGGTCCAGGGCGGTGGCTTTATTGTTTTTTGCCATTGGGTGTTACCTCCCTGTTAGGTGATAGGGGCGGCGGTTTCCCGCCGCCCCGTCCTGGCGCGGGTTACGCCTGGGCCTCACCGAAAACCTCATTGATCATGGCCGCCACCTCGGCGTCAGTGGACATTTCCACCACGGCGGTGTCGGCGCCGTTGATCTTGATGTGGCCGGGGGTGGTGCTGGCCTCCACCTTGGTGGCGCCCTCTGCCACGCCCGCCAGCTTTGTGCCCTCGGCGTCGGTGATCAGGCGCTTGCCCTCCTCGGCGGCCACAAAGTCGCCGGCGGCCTTGCCGCTGTCGGTCAGGTTGCCATTGGCGTCCAGGCCGGCAAAGTGGCCAGCGGTGGCGCCCGCCACCTTTTCGGGGCCGACAAAGAGGCCGTCCGCCTTTTTCTCCAGGCGGTTGCCGCTGGCGGCGGAGATATTCACCGCCACCTCGATCTCATAGCCGGCCACGGTGATGGTGGTGCTGGCGTCCTTGTTCTCGGTCTTGGCCTTGTAGGTGTCCACCAGGGCGGCCATGTTCAGGAACGAATAGGCCACGCTGTTGTCGCTGCCCTTGACGGCCAGGACCATGACGGGCTTGTTGTTCAGGCCGGGGTCGGTGCTGCCGGGGTAGGTGGCCTCGCTCCAGGCGAACTTGCCCACAAAGGCGGTCTTGGCCTGGTCCAGCAGGTACTCCGCCGGCAGGTCCAGGGTGATGGCGGGGGCGCCGCTCTTGTCGGCGCTGGTGTACAGCTTGATGGCGTTGTCGGCCACCTCGCCGCTCTTGATAGAGTTGGCCACTTTGGTGCCCAGGGTCTGCACCTCCTGGTGGGTGCGCTGCGCCAGCAGTTTCAGCTGGTCAAGGGTGGTTGCTTTGCTCATTTTTGGTTCCTCCTGATAGTTTTTTATTCACTCACGGGGTCGGATCCCCGAAAGCGTCATTGATCACGCGCTGGGCCTCCTCATTGGAGGCGAAGCTGTCCGGGGCGATCTCCGCAACGGCGTGGGCGGTCCCGTCCGGGTCCACTCTCACGCTCTGGCTTGCTTTGATGGCCCCCAGGGTGTCCGCGGTGGCCACCGGGAGATCCCCCGCGCCGCCGCCTCCGCTGGATCCACCGCCCCGCTCGGACAGGGTGCAGGTCAGCACAATGTCCTGGGTGGGCTTCTCCACGCATTTCAGGCGGACGTAGCCGTTGAACGCCGTGGCGGTCTGACACATTCCGCACTCAAAGGCCGCGGCCAGGCTGCCCTCCGCCACGGTGACACCAGGGATCTGTTTCTCGGTGATCTCCGGGTCGGTCAGGTCGTAAAAATAGATATAGCCATTTGTGGGGTTCGGGTCAGACTGCCACTGATCCACCGGCACCGTCGCCTCCAGCGTCTTTTTGATCCCCCCGGACGCCAGGCTTTCCACCATATCCTTGCAGGCCGTTTCCACGGCGTTTTGCAGGTCCTCATAGGTCACAAGGCCCGCAGGGCAGGAAATGGTGACGTTGACTTCATCGGACAGGACCAGGGCCAGGGGGTATTGCCGCACGTCCGGCTCCCGATCTTCCGCGTATGCCATAACCGGCTGGATATAGTCCCCCAGGGTGGCGTAGATGATCAGCACCTCCGCGCCCGTGATGGGGTGCCTGGCCCACACGGCGAACTCCGCCAGGTAGAACGCAGGCAGGCCGGCGGTGTAGTTGGAGGCGTACTGCACCGTCAGATACAGCACATTCTCCACATGGCGGCGCTGGGCAATCGTGCCCTCCGCCACATACTCCACCAGGTCGGTCATGTCCGCCAGGTTGGTGTCCTCGCTGACTTTTCCGCTGCCGACGGCCACCCGCGTGATCTCCAGGTCCTTGCCGGTGGCCAGGAGGGCCGCCAGCAGTTCACGGCCTCCTTTTGTCACTTTGTACCCGTATTTCATGGTTTTGCCTCCTATATTTCCGTCAGCGGGGTGGTTCCTGTCGTGGCCACGCCGCCGCCGATATTCACCTGTGCCTCAAACTCTAAATTGTCGGGCACATTCTGGACCGGCGTGGTGGAGATCGCCCCCACGGCGCCGCCGGCGGCCAGCTTGTCCCGGAAATCGAAGTCGTCCGGCTGTTCCTCCACCGGGGTGGTGGTCACGGTCCCCATCACCCCGCCGAACCGCTCCACCTGCTCCATGGTCGCAAACTCCAGTTCCACAGCGTCCAGCCACTGGGATTTGCGCTTTACCTGCTCCAGCACGTCCCGCAGGTTCGCCGTTGGGTTGGTCGTTTCTTTCGCTCCGGTGACGTGGACGGTGAAATGGTGGGGATCCAGCCCGGCCTCGAAAAATTCCTTTATGTAGCCCGCCCCGAAAATGGCGCAGATGATGGAGTTGACCATGCCCGTGGTGCCCATCTTCATGTGGTAGGGCAGGGTCTGGAAAATCAAGCGGCGCTTGGTTTCCAGCGGGAATGTCATTTCATAACACGGCGTTTGGAGTTCCAGGGCCAAATAGTCCAGGATCTCCACCGGTGCCGTCTGGAGGGCTGCATATATCCGGGTCCTGTCCGCCGCCTCGCACAGCTTCACCATTTGGCGGTGGCAGGCGTAGGCAAACGCCTGGACTTCCAGCTGGCTGGCCAGGTTCTCCGGCAAAATGTCCGTGATCCGTCCGGCCTTTATATCAATCATTTTCCAGCCCCCCGTAGCTGACAACGGCGATCCCGGAAAGGGTGGCCACCTGGGTGCTGCCCACCGGCGTGTCCACCGGTGCGTTGACTTTCACCCGCTTGGCCCCCGCCGCGATCACCGCGGCCACCAACTGGGACGGGTTAATGTCCCGGCCTATGGCCCGCTGCCACCGGACATATTTGGCCACCGCGGCCTCCACCGCCGTCTGGATAGAGGAGGCGCGGGCGGTGTCGGACTTGTTGATCCAGTATTGCAGATCCACCGTGTAGGGGATCTCCTCCGGTGCCGACGCTCTCACCAGGTCGTTGGTTGGCCTCACGTTCTGCTCCCGGAGGAAGTCCAGCAGGCCGTTGATCATTTCACGGCCAGGGGCGGATCCGTCGGCCATAAGGAAACAAATATCAATCGTGCCTGCGGCTTGGTCGCTGGTGATCTGCACGTCACCGATGGCGGCGTTGTAGGACTTCACCCAGTATCTATACGCCCCATCCGGCCCCGCCGTAGAGTAGGAACCGGGGGCCAGGAAAGCCCGTTCCGCCAGGTTGGCGTCGGCCTCCACCTCCGCACCGCCGGCGGTTTCTGTGACGTTGGCCACGCTGGCCATGTACGGCACCGGGTCCACCATGGTGTTTAGTTCTCCTGGCGTCATGCCGTTTCCTGCGGCGCCCACCTCGGTGCAAATTGCCGGCACGTCCACCGACACGAACCCCTCCGGGATCTCTGCGTATTCCGTGGTCTGGAAGTACACGGCCCCGTTTGGCGTTGACACTCTGGTGCCCTGCGGGATCCCCGTGGCCGTCTGCCTCACCGCGGACAGGGTAAAGCGCAGGGTCGTGGTGGCCGCCTTGGCCTGCTGGCGGGTTACGCCCTTTAGGGCCACTACGTTGTCCAGAAATCCGCCATAGGTGTATTTCAAAAGGTTCAGTTTCCCGGCCCGGTCCGCATATTGCAAGCCCTGGTAATACTGGGCCGCGGCTGCGTATAGTTCCATACGGTGGGGGTCCGCCCGCTCCAGGGCAAAGGGCTTTCCGGTTGCCTCCGACATGAACGCCTCATAGTCGGCCACCATTTCCCGCCGCACGTCGTCCACCGTCCTGTTGTCGATGAAAGAAATTTCCGGCAGGTCTTGGAGGATCTTAAAATCAGGCATTTGTGATCACCACCTTTTTGGTCTGCTTTCCGTCCTCTCCGCTGGTCCATTTGACTTCACGGACACGAACCGCCGGGATAAACATGGACACCTTTTTTGTGACCTCCGCCGTGTAAAGGCTCTTTGCAACCTCCGGGGGGCGGTCCAGAAAGTCCATCTTGATCCCAAACTCCCGATCCAGCGGCATGGAACCCTCACGGGTGGAAAGTAAAAGGGCCAGCTGGCGGTCAAGCCTGGCCAGGGCGTTGTCCGCAAAGGTATATTCCAGTTGGAAGTCGAAAACGTCTTTTTCTGTCATGTGTATTCCTCCAGCGTGATGGTCAGCGTTGCCTTGGCCAGTTCGCCGTGGTTATAGATCCTGTCCCACGTTTCGCTGGAGGAGGTCAGGCAAAACGGATTTTTTCCCACCGGCTTTGTGCCCAGCACGAAATACTCCGCCACGCCGCTTTCCACCATGGCCTCCACGGCCTCCAGGACCGCCCTGGGCTTGACCCCCAAACCGGCGGACAGGGTGATGGGCAGGGTTATTTTCTGGCTCCCAGGCCCCAAAAACTCTTTTTTGGGCTTGGTCCCTATGGCGTCATGCTCTGTCCACCGTCCGCTCACGTCGCGGGTCATGTTGTTAAAGGTCAGCGCGTATTCGTCGCTTACCTCAAACACGATATTTCCGCCCAGTGTTCCGATCATGTCACGGCCTCCTTACGTCGGCGGGGAGGTGGTCCCGCTCGAAATGGCACAACTGCAAGTGTGGGTGTGGTGTGCAAGAGAAACGCCGCCGCCCACAACGTCCACCGCTGCGTCCACCTCGTTGGCGGTAATCCTCCCGGCCACGGTCAGGTCCCCGTTTATTTTCAGGTCGCCCTTTATGGTCACGTCGCCGGTGAAGTGGGCCACGTCCACCTGTATGGTCAGGGCGCCGTCCAGGTAGCGGATCACCGCCTCACCGATGGCGCGGCCCAGGTCCTTGCGGTACAGGCCGGCGCCGCTCTCCGGCGGGCGGTTCTTTTCGCTCCAGGGGCGGCCCAGGACCACCCCGGCCTCGGTGCCATTGGACAGGTGGACCACCAGCACCTGGTCCCCGATCTCCGGCATTTTGTACTCCGGGGACAGCATGGGGATGGGGCGGGTCACGCTGTCGTCCTTGTCGTGGTAGACCACCCGGACCATTCCCGCCTGGTAGTCGATGGCGGACACCTTGCCCACCCGGATCACGTTCTCCACTTGGGTTTCCTCCTATTCTGTCAGGGCATTTGCCGCCTGGATCAGCAGGTTGTCCAGATAGGCCAGCGCGTTGTGCTTTCCCGCCCAGTAGTCCGGGGAATTGATCACCCCGGTGTCGGTCAGCACCTTTATGGCGTCCTCCACTGTTGTGATGGAGGACCCGCCGGCGTTCTCCTTGATCCTGGTGGCCATGTTCAGGAGTAACCCGTCCAAATAGGGCACGTCCTTGTAGTGCTTCTCCCAGTAGGCCGGGGTGTTTATGACCCCCGCGGCCACCAGGCGCTGCGTGGCGTCCTTTATGACCTCCTCGGTCATTTGGACCACCAGGGACAGTTCCAGGTCCAGGGTGTAGCCGCCGGACGCCGAAACATGGCTTGTTGCCTTGTCCACAAAATACTTTCCAGAAAAGCGGCCCAGGCCCACAAAGGTGACGCACATGGAGGCCACAATGTCGGGCCTGCCGAATATGGTCATAGACAGGGTGACGGCGCCGTGGTTGGCGTTTGCCACCTCCGCCTTGATCTTTCGCTCCGCGTCTGCCCGGTTGTCTGCCTTTCCGCTTTTTTTCAGGATCCTGGTGCCCGCTCCCACGGACACCTTGATCTCCTCCTCCGTGGAGGGGTCGGTGTAGGTGTATTCGCCGCCGGTGTATGTTCCGGCCATGGACTTGCTCCAGGACCATGTGGAAATTTCCTGCTCGTTGATCTTGGCCGCTGGTGGCTTGGCCTTGTACGCCTCCCGGTCATAGACCACGATTTTCCGGGCGTAGACCTTTGTGGCCAGGCCGTAGGTTTCGCACAGGGAGGTGAAAAATTCACAGTCTGTTTGCTGGGACTGCTCCACGTTCTTGATGGTGAACGGTTCCCCGGCCACGTCCCACACCAGGGTGATCCCGGCCCGCTTTGCAATTTCTTTCCCGATCTCCGGGATCGTGACATTTTCCCAGTTCTTGGTCCGCTCGGTTTCCCGAAAACTGCTATCTGCCGGGACGGACACCCCGGACAGGGTGCCCGTCACCGGCCAGCCGGTGAAATTGAAGTCGTCCAGGATAAAGAACCCGCAGGGGAGGCTTTTGTGGTCGCCCTCCTTGTCCCAGTTGTAGGCGTGGATGGCGGCGGTGATGGTGTCGCCCGCTGTCGGTAGCCATGCGGTGATCCACTGGCGATCCCGGTCATTCAGGGCTATGTCCACGCTGTCCGCCTCGCCGCTGGCTGGGTCTGTGTAGGTAAACTCGCCATATCTCCCCATAAGCTGGGTGGTGATGGCGGCGCCGTTGTAGATGATCTCCGCACTTGCGTGGCGTGTTTCCATGGTCAGGTCCTCCAGATCGGCACATTAGCCAGTTGTTCAGCCTCCGGCAGTTCCGGGGTTTGGAGGACCGCCCCCGCGTCGAACACGAAAACGTCCAGGTGCGGGAAATTGTTTTGCATAAGCCACCCGGTATATTTCACGTCACCGTAGACGCGGAACGCGATCAAGTCCCAGGTGTCGCCTTGCTTGGTGGTGTAGGTGTTTTCCATGGTGGCCTCCTCTTACGCCGGCGAAAAACTCTTGCGGCGTTCCTCCGCTTTCATGCGGTCATACAGGCGTTTGAACTCCGCAAAACTCAACCGCCCGGCCTCCATGGCTTCCTCCCGCGACGGGGTGCCGCCGTAGAAATTGAACACGGGGGCGAATGTCACGCCGTCGTTGTTTCCACCTCCGCCGCGTCCGGGCCTCGGTTTCGGGTTCCAGCGGTCCAGCAGGTCCGCCAGTTTGGAAAGCGGCAGGACCGCCTCCGGCTCTCCGCCCTCTCCGATCTCCGCGATTGTCGGCCCGGTGGCAATACCACCAACGGCCAGCCGCGGCAGGGTCACGTTTGGAATTTCCGGTATTCCGCCCCACTCGATCCCGATAAAGGCGGTGGCCTTTTCCACAATGCCGCTAAACCCGCCGATAAAGAAATTGATGGCGTTAATAACCCCGTTGATCATTCCCTCCACGAACCCCAGCAGGCCGTTTACAATTCCTTTCACAAAATCGCTGACGGCCTGGAACGCTGCGTTAATGGGCGCGGCCACATTCTCTTGGAACCAGGCGCCCACCGCGGACCACACGGACACGATCCCCTCCCACAAAGAGGAGAAAAACCCGCCGATGGTTTCCACGATGGGGGAAAAGAAGTTGACCAGCGGCTGGATCACGTTGTTGTTGAACCAGGTGGACACGGCTTTCCATACGGCTTGAATGATGATCCAGCACCCGCGGAAAAACCCGCCGATGGTTTCCACGATGGGGGAAAAGAAATTGACCAGCGGCTGGATCACCGTGTTGTTGAACCAGCCTGCAACCGCGGACCACACCCCTTTGATCTTGTTCCAGACGTTGATGGCCGCCGCTTTCACCTTGTCCCAGTTTCGCACCAGGAGGATCACCACGGCCACCACGGCGGCGATTGCCGCCACAACGGCCAGGAGGGGCCAGCACAGGGCGTTGGTGGCCACCGCCAGGGCGGTGGTCGGGGCCACGGCGCCGGTCGTGGCGGCGGTCTGCGCGACGGTGGCGGCGGTTTGGGCCGCTGTTGCGCCCGTGGAGGCTATGGACAGGATCTTGAAAAGGGACTGCACCGTGTTGTACGCGGTGATCACACCCTTGCCAATCTTGTAGGCCGCTATGGCGGCCCCCACGGCGCCGGTCAGGGCCAGCAGCACGTCGCTGTTTTCCTGTACCCACGCCACGGCCTGCTTGGCCGCCGGGATGATGGTGTCCACCACATAGGCGCCCACTTTCTCCAGGGCCGATTGCACCACAGGCAGGGCCGCCTCCGCCAGATCCCGCACATAGGGCAACACGTTGGTGCCCAGTTGGGTCAGGAAGTTGGCGCCCAGGTTCTTGATCTCCTGGATGGTGTATTGCATGGTGTTGGTCTGCTTTGCAAAGGCGGCGTCCGTGGCCCCCACGGCGTTGTACATTTCCGCCGTCTTGCTGGTCAGGTTGTCCGCCTGGGTGCCGGCCATGGCCAGCACAGCGGTTTGGGCTTCCACGGAGGAGAACAGGCCCGCAAAGGCCAGTTCGTCGCCGTTTACGCTCTCTTTCAGGGCGTCCAGGGCACCTTGTAGCCCCTTACTCTCCAAAAGCGCCTGCCCGCTTTCATAGCCCATTTTGTCCAGGGCTGCGGCCATGTTTTTGGATGGGGACAAAAAGCCCTGCATGGTCGCCTTTAACTGCGTGACCACCTCCGCGGTGGATCCCGTCACGCCGGTCAGCGTAGCCATGGCCCCGAAAAGCTGTTCCTGCTCCACGCCCAGGGTGCTGGCCAGGGGGATCACCTTTCCCATGGCCGTGGCCAGTTCCGGGAAAGACGTTTGACCCAGCCGCACCGTGGCAAAGGATAGATCCGCCGCTTTCTGGACGGCCTCCGCGGAGGTGTCGCCGTAGCCTTTGGTCACGGCAGAAAGTAGGTTGATAGCGTCGGTTGTGGTGGCGTTGCCGGCGGCTGCGGCCTTGGCGGCAATCTCCAACTGGCTGGCGGCGTCTGCGCTGTCACCGAAAGCGGAGATCACCTGATACATTCCATCCGTCAGGTTCTCGGTGGCCACGCCCGTCCGGTTTGACACGTCCAGGATCTGGTCCCCGATCTCGCTTGTCCGGGCGGCGATCTCCGCCTCGGTTCCGGTCAGCAGGGTGGAAATGTTGGCCAGCTGGGTTTCGTACTCCGCGCCCGCCTTGATGGCGGCCACGCCCAGGGTCCCAACGGCGGCGGCTCCGGCCAGGGCGGCGCCCGCTATGGCCTTTCCCACGGACTTGGCCGTGTTGCCCAGGGCGGCCAGGTTCTTGTCCGCCACGGCACAGGCCCCTTTCAGGGAACTGTCGGCCCTGCCGCCGATTTTCAGCATAAGTTCGTAGGTCTTACTTTTTGCCAACCTTTTCCACCTCCTCCGCGTACCGGCTCACCGTGTCGGCAATCTCGTTCAGCTGCTCAATGGGGAGGCCGGAAAGGTAGTCCATCCCGGTATGTAGGTTTATGGACAGGCCGGTGATGGCCTTGGTCAGAACGGCGGGGGTTAGTCCTCCCCATCCCCGCCGTAAAGAAAACCCACCACCGTGGTCTTGATCTTCATGGCCTCCTTGGCCGGCAGGCGCTCGAAAAACTCCAGCGGGAGGGAGGCAACCCTGGACGCCAGCAGGCTGGCGTACTCCATCGTCATTTCAATGGTGGAGGGGTTCATGCCGGGCCGCTTTTTCAGCAGGGCGCGGCCCACATTTTCCAGGGTCCCGGCGGTCACGTCCTCCAGGCCGGACAGGTCCACGCCGTCGTAGTCCTTGCCCTCGAAATGGTAGGGCTTGCGGAACTTCACATGGAGATCCAGCACCTCCTCGGTGCCCTCGTTCTGGGCGGTGCCCTCTGCGGCCAGGACCTCCTCCTGGCCGTCGGTCATTTTCTTGTCGCTCATAATCAGCACATCTCCTTAATCTTGGCGAGAATATCCACGCCGCGGATCTTGAAAACCTCGTTGAACTTGTCCAGTTCCACCAGCTGCTCCCCGTCCAGTTCGATCATGATGTAAAGAATGGTCAGGGTGATCTTGGTGTCCATGGTGCTGCCGGCCTTGACCTTGCCGGGGGAAAACTTCTTGCACCGGCCCCGGACCACCACGCGCATTTGCCGGAACTCAATGTTGCCGGCGCTGTCGGTGGTCTGCTGGGCGCCGCGGAGGGTCAGGTGGACGGCCTTGGTCATGTCCATCATGTCCACGGCCTCCTTGTCCACCACCCGGAACGGGATTTCCATTTCCTGATTGCCGAAGTAGCCCACGGTGGGGTCCTCCACTTCACCCAGGATCCCGGCGCCGCTGATGGTGTCGCTCATGGCCTCAAAGTCTGGCAGGGTGGTTTCCTCGCCGTGGCCCAGGAGGCGTTCCGCCTCGTTGTACAGGTTGTACTTGTTGATCTTGGTGGGGATCGTCTTTTCCATGGTTTACACACCTCCCAGGGCCGCCTCCAGGGCGGTCACGTCGTATTCGCGGACGTTCTCGATGAACTCCGACGGGATATAGGGCGCCTGCCTGGTGCGGACGGTCAGGTGGCCGTTCAGCAGTTCCGTTTTGGGGTTGTCCTCCTGTCGGAACTCCGTCCTATACCCGGCACAGTAGCCGCGGGCAACATAGCCGTTGCCGGTGATGTTTTGGCTGTCCACAATGGACTGGATCAGGCGGGTATCGCCGGGCCGGTCCACTTTCTGGCGGTAGGTCAAAATGAAGTTGTTGCCGTCCCAGTTAAAGAACCGGCGGACGGCCAGCCACCGATCCTTGGGGTCTGTGGTGGCGGGATAGGCCGCGGTGCTGTTGCCCCACAGGTTAAAGCCGCCCTCATTGATGGCGGTGATCACGCCGTTGGCGTTCAGCACGTCGTTGGCCTGCTGGCGGTCAAGCACCACCTGGGTGCCGTCGGCCAGCACGGTGGCGGTGATCCGCAGGGGGTGGTTGCTGGGGCTGTCATAGGGCACGTCGCCGTTGCTGGCGTCGTTGTAGGCCGTCATGGCGGCGGCCAGGGCGGACATGGAATAGATCTTGTCGCCCACGGCTCCCATGGGCCAGAAAACCGCCGCGTGGGTGCTGCTGGCGCCCAACTTGGTCTTGGCCTCCGGCACGTCGGTGTACACCGTGGCGCCGGTATCGTCCGCCGCAATATCCAGATAGGTGACGCACTCAAAGCACCCGTTGATCTCCTCGGTCTTGGCCTGGAGCGCCGCGGCCACCACGGGATCCTGGGACCAGCCTGGGGCCAGGAGAATACCGGGCACCATGCCCAGTTTGGGGTAGATGTGGCGGACCAGCTCCAGCCCGGTTTCCTCGCCGGTGGCGGCGTTCAGGCCGCCCACCACGTCCTCGCGGGTCACGCCGGCAGGGTTCAGGCTGGTGGAGGACACGGACACCTCGGTGGCCGCCTTGGCCTCCTCCGAAAGCATGGAAATCACGACGGCGCCGGTGGCGTCATGCTCTGCGGTGTAGTCCTTGCCCGACACCAGCGTGACCTCGCCGGCCATGACGATCAGGGAGGCCAGCAGGACCATGGCCTTGTCGTAGATCACCAGGCCGTCCTTGACGGCATAGGTGGCCGCCTCGTTCTTGGTGATGTGGGCCGGGTTCTTGGGATCCAGCACGTTCACCAGGACGATGGGCGCCACGTTGAAAACCCGGAAACAGGCGTCAACGCTCTGGCAAAGGGTGAAATTGCGGAAGTCGTCGGAATGGCCGAAAGCCTCCGCGGCCTCCTTGAAGCTGTAACACAGCTTGGGGGTGTTGACCGCCTTTTCCGGGTCCGCGGCCAGGTGGATGGGGGCGGTCCCGAAAATGACTTGCAGCCCGGCAGTCCCTCGAATGGGGGCGGTCAGGCTTGTGTCGATTTCTCGGTTATAAACGCCGTGTTTGTAGGACATTTTCTTGTACCTCCTGTTAGAGTTTCGCCTGCACCAGCTGATACAGGCGGTAGATGTGACCATAGCCGCCGTGCAGTTTCTTCATGGCCTCCGGCAGTTCCTCCAGAGGGATCACCAGGCCAGCCATGACGGGATCCTTTTCGACGGCCTCCGCCAGTTTCTTGGGCAGGGTGCCGCCGGTGTAGTTGGTGAACTGCTTGGCCACGCCGGGAATGGTCGGCCCGCAGTACACCACGGTTCCACCCTTTCCCGCGGCGGCGGTCTTTTTGGCTTTTTCTTTCATGTTTCCGGTTCCTCCATCGTGACCGCCGGGGCCTCAATGTTCATAGACATGGCGGCGTAATACTGCGGGTGTGTGTCGTCGTCCGGCACCACCCACTTGAACGGGTATTGGATCATATACCGCTTGCCCACGCGGCGCTTGGTGATGTAGTGGCGCATGATCTCGTTGATGATGTGCAAGGCGTCCCGGTAGCCCTGCCGGTTCGGGTCCCTGTCGTTCACGCAGACGATCAGGATAACCTCCACCACATGGGGCGCGGTTTCGTCAACGATGTTCCCGTCGGGCAGTCGCACGACAATGTACGGCTCCGGCGGTGCCTCCAGGTCCGCCGCTTCATCGTCGCCCTCTCGGATCGGCGTGTCATATGGGAAAACATTGATTTCCCGCTCGACGCCCAGGGAGTTTTTCAGCCGGTAGCCCTTAAACAGTTCTTTCAGGTCGTCCACCAGCACGTCCATCAAAAATTCCTGGGTCATTTTCGCCGCCTCCTTGACTTGGCACTTTTCATCACTTATAATTGCGTTGTGCTAATAACCTGAAAGTTTCAGGGATAGCCTGAATTTCAAGGCATAGAAAGGGGAATTGCTATGAAACACAAAAAACTGTTGATTGCTGTGATTGTGGTGGTCCTTGTCCTGGTCGCCGCCGCAATCGGGAACTATTGGGACAGGTCCAAACCGGCCCCCAGCCCCTCCGCAACGCCCACGCCTCCGGCCACAGAACCCACACCGTCGTCCACGCCGGACGCAGACGCCCTTTTCAATGACGCGGACACAAAAGCGGAGATCCTGGCCTCGGTGGAAAGCCTGATCCCGGACGAATACCGGGGGGCCTCCTATTCCTGCGACATTTTGACCAGCACCGACGGCTCCGGTTATATCGTTTCTCTCCAGGTTGATGTTGACGTTGAACCCCCGGAAAGTTCGGACGTGATCGCCTCCCTGGAGGACGCGATCAACGGCCTGGGTGACGCCCGGATCTCCTCGGTGGAGATTATCGCCGTCAAGGATATGCAGATTGTAGACACCAACGCGGACACATAACACTTTCCCGCTGCGGCCCCCTCCGGGGGCCGCTTTTTTTATGCCCTGTCGGCCATGGCCTTGTCGATCCGCTTCTGCACCTCTGCCTCCAGCGTCGAAAACGTCAGCTGCTCCGCGGCGGCCATGACCTCCTCGTTGCCCAGCATATGGGGCACCGCAGGGGAAAGCAGTTTCTTTATCTTGGTCATGTCGGCCCGCTCTCCATATTTCTGGCTGCGGCTCCCGCGCCCGGTGCTATACTCCGCCGGCGGGTGTCGCTGGACTATGGCGGTATGCCCTGACGCAAAGGTTGTAACAAACGCTTTCAGCCCGTTGGCCTCCAGCGGTTTCATGGTCCCGCTTTGCAGAACCTGGGCCGCCGCGGCTCCTGTCGCGGTGTTTGGCCTTGTCATAAATGCCATAATGTCCTGCATGGGACCCCTGGAGCGAATGGTGGCTGTCAGATCGGACGCGCTGGCGGTGTACACCTGCGGGGCGCCTTGATCCTTTTGTTTCAGGATCGTTTTGTCCTTGATGGCGTACACGCCGGCGGCGTCCTTTGTGATCTGTTTTCGGACCTTTCTGGCGGTGGCGTTTATGGCATTTTTCAAGATGTTGGGCGCCGCGATCTTGTCCGGCAGGCTGTCCAGTTTCCTGATAATGGCCGCCAGTTGGGCCTCGGTGTCGATCTCAATAAATGCCCGTTCTCCACTCATGTCCGGTTAGCCTCCAACGCTATGGCCAGGATCCCGGCCTCCTCGGTGGTGCCCTGCACCACGCGGTAGTCCCGCCCGTCCAGGTTCACTATGACGCCCAGGGCCGGGCGGCGCCCAAACTCCGCCTTTGCCACATAGACCATTCGCGTGGCCTTGTATGCGGTGCCGCCGGCGGCGGCGCCCACCATCTTGAATTTGTCCCGCTCTTGCAGTTCGTTGTCGTCTACCAGGGCGGTCATTTTCTCGCCGTTTATGGTGTGGGTGTCCGCAAACTCCATCTTGTTCAGGAACACGGCGGAAATATCGGCGGCCACGCAGTCCTTGAAAGTCATGGTGCCCATCACTGGGCGGGCGGGGCCTGGGGGATCAAAACCTCCACGGCGGCGATCAGTTCCGCCCGCTCGGTGTTGGTCTTGGCCTCGGAAATGTCCACGCCCATGTCGGCGGCCAGCTTCTCCAGGTCCTCGGTTTTCAGCTTGGCCAGGGTGGCGGCGTCCAGGTGGGTGGTGATGGCCTCAATGCCCGGCGTGGTCTGCGCCTCCGGGTCCCACCCCTCCGGCATGACGGCTGCGGTGATCCTGGCGGTCAGTTCCTCCTCACCGCAGAACTCGCCGGCGTCGTCGGTGATCTTGACCCCCAGGCCGTCCAGCACCTGGAGGACCTGGGCGGCCACGGGATCCACGGCGGGCTGTGTGGTGCCCTCATTGGTGGCGGGTTCCACCGCGTGGGCGGCTTCCTCCCACTTTGCGCTCTTGGCTTTCAGCCAGGCGTCCACCATTCTGGTGTCGTAGGCGGGGAGTGCGTCCCCGCGCTCATAGGTCCGGCCCCTGAACTGGATGGGGCGGGCCGCGATCAGTCTTTTGGCCATTGTGTTGTCCTCCTATCAGCCCAGGAGTTTGACCAGCACGGTGGCGGCCTTGGCGTCCGCGTCCCCGGCGGCATAGCCGGCGGGGGTGCTGGTCGCGGTGGCGGTCACGCAGTCGTTGGCGTCGTCATAGTACAGGGCGGTGCCCATGGTGATGGCCTCGCCGGCGGGCTTGTCCATCTCGAACACGCCCACCACATGGAGGTGGCCCTGCTCATTGGCGCGAATATCGGACCCGGCCACACCGACGCGGGACCCGATGGGGACCACCTGGCCGTTTTTCACGTCCTCGGTGGGAGTGAAGTCCAGGACTTCGCCTTTCTGCCAGTAGGTAGCTTTCATTTTCTTGTCCTCCCTTTAGTTGATGGCCACGCCGTTGTTGCGGGAAATGCCCCGGAAATCGACGGCGGTAATGCCCCAGTCCAGGAAAATGTCCCACACATAGCCCAGCTGGCCGGGAACCTCGCTGCGGCGGATGGTGGGGAGTTCCTGCCCGTTCAGATAGTCCACCTGGAGGCACTTGGCATAGTTGGGATCGCCCACCATGAACCAGGGGGCGGCCTTGTCCTTGCCCGCCAGGGCGTTGATGGTGCCGTCCTCCACGATGGTCAACTGCTCCCGGAACTGATACAGGGGGTTCACCGCCTGGGTGTTGTCCGGGGTGTTGATGGTGGGGGAGGCCAGGATCGTGGTCATAAGGAACTTGTAGCCCACGGGCACGATGATGAACGCAGGCTGGACCATGACGGACTCCCCAAAAGGATCCGTCTGGAGGAGCATTTTCATCATCATGGCCTGGATCGCGTCGCTGCTGGGCTTGCTCCCGTCGGTGATCAGGTTGCCGTGGGCGTCGTCAAACAGGGGCACACCGTCGAAAATGGCGGGGTTGTCCACCAGGATCTTGTACACCTGCTTGTTGATGGTCCGCTTGGCGCTGGCGGCGTAGAGGCCGGGCACCTCGGTGATAAAGCCCACGTCGTCGTTGATAAACGCCTGGCGGGTCATAGAGAACTGGCGCCCGTAGGTGTCCACCTGGCGCTGGGGCAGGAGTTCAGACTTGGGCGCGTCGTGCTTCAGTTCGCCGTTCTCGCCCACGCGCAGGAACTCGCCGGCGCCGCCCACCAGATAGCTGTGGTCCTTGGTGGGCTTGAAGTCAGAAACGGAACCCTTGGCGGTCCACAGCTGGAACGTGGTGGGCACCGCCTGATAGCGGTGGACAATCCCCTTGCGGATCGCGTCGTCCAGGATGGCCGGGAAAGTGGCGGTGGGGTTGAAGAACTGGCGGGAAAGGGCGTGGAAAAGATCGTCCCGCCCCATCCGCAGCAGGCTGGCGGTGCTGCCCTCGCCGTCGCGCACCATGCACTCAATGGCAATATCCCGCAGGCTCATACCACGGAACTGATTGGCGCCCTCGGTGGGGTTGGTGACGTTGACGCCCGCCTGGATCAGCAGGGCGTCGGTGGCGGCCTGGCGGAAATTGTCGCCGTCATTCTCGCGGGCGCGGCTGGCCACGGGGGCACCGTGCTGGATCAGATGGGTTACGGCGGCGGCCCGCACGGCGTCCAGGGTGGCGCCGCTGCGGATATGTTCCTCCGGGTCCATGCCGGCCTCCCGGCACAGGGACGTAATATCGCTGACGCGCTGCCGCTCCTCGGCAACGGCCCGCTGGGCGGCTTCATCGGCGCCAGCGGGGGCGGCGCTGCGGGTGCCCTCGGTGGGCTGGGTGCCCTCGCCGGCGGCTGGGGCGGGATCGGCGCCGCGGGCGGCGTCAATTTGGGCCTGGAGGCTGTCGAACTCGGCCTGTTCCTCATTGGTCAGGCTCCGCTCTCCGTCGTTCCGGGCCGCGGTCACAATCGCCTGCTGACGGGCGATCATTTCCTGGATGGTCATAGCTTTTTACCTCCGAAAAAGATTTTTGTTGATTTGAACTTGTCTTTCATACAGGGACAGGGGCGTGGTGTTGGTCTGGCCGTCGGAACGGCCCACGCCCACGGTTGCGTCCGCAGGAACGGACACAATGGACACCTCCAACGGCGTCCATTTTCGGGCAATCTGACACGGACCGGTGAAACGTCCGTCCGCGCTCTGCTTGCCGCTGGCCACTTCCTCCCAGGCGTCCACGCTATACCGCACGGATGTGGTTTTCAGTGTGCCGGACTTGACCTTGCCGAAAATCTTTTCCGCGTCGTCGTCGGTGTCAAATTCCACCTCCGCCATGCCACGTTTGTTCTCGATCCAGGCCCGGATCACTTTTCCAGCCACATAGTCGGTCTTGTGGTTGAACAGGAGGACACCCACCTGGTTCAGCCTGGACAGGTCCACGGCTCCGTCGGCGTGGTCCAGGATCTCAACCCCAAACCAGCGCGTGTATGGCGTTTCGCTGGAAAAGCTGATGATCCGGCGCCGGCTGTCCTGGTCGTCGCTCTCGCGGAAAAGGATCTGCCCCATGCTCCTGGTGCCGTTATTTTTGTTCTCCGGCTCCTGGCGGGGGCGGTTGCTGCTGTGCCGCTGTCGTACCATTTCCAAATATCACACCTCCCATCTCTATACCGATTTCCCGGCCATACCGCAGGACCTCTGCCATTTCCTGCACGGCCTCTTTCCAGTCCTTTCCGCGCTCCGCGCAAAGGTCCTGGAATGTTTTTTGCCCGCTTTGCAGGGCGGTTTTGTCGGCGGCGCTTTCCTTGGCCGGGTCAATCCACTTTTTAGGTGCCTTGACCCACGAATGATCCAGGAAGTCCGCTTTTTTATCCCAAAAACCGGGCATTTGAAACAACCCGGTGAGATAACCCGAAATAACAAAGTGTTCGTACGCCTCGGACATGAACGCCTCCAGCAGTTCTATGTCCTCCGCGTAGGTGTTTTCGTCCTCTATGGCGTTTTGCCGGGCGGAGGAGTAGGTGGCCCCGCTCATATCCCGGCTGGTGGCCTCATAGGAAAGGCCCTGGCCGGCGCCGATCAAACCCTGCTGGGTTTTCAAAAATGCGGTTGCGTCGGTGGCCGCTCCCTTTGGATCCACCACCGTGGCGTCGTCCCCTGGGTTCATTTCCATGACCATGCCCGGCGCCAGCTTCTTGCCGGCATAGTCCACCTGCCCGTCCGGCCCTCTGCTCCCAGAACGGCCAAAACCTCCGGTTGGGATCGCCTTTTTGATCAGGACTGACAGGCAGGCCGCGATCCGCTCTTTGACGGACACCGCCGTTATAAACTCGTTTGTGTCCCGGATCCTGGTAATGGTCGGGGCCAGGTCGGACATTTCCCGCAGTTGGCTGGGCCGGTGCTTGACTTTCAGGAAAAACACGTCCTTGGCGTCTATGTACACCGGATCCAGGAGGGTCCACCCCTCCAGGTCATATTGGCGGATCCAGTAGCCCACCGGGCGGCGGTATTTGTTGTACTCAATGCCGCCCACCACCTTGTTTCCGGCGTTGCGCGGGGTGGTCACGGTGGTGTCCAGTTCGTCAACCTCCAAACACTGGAGTTTGAACGGCACCACGCCGCCCGGCGTGTATCTGTACAGGACCAGGATCCCGCCGTCCACCCGTTTCCGCTCCACCATCATCCGCAGGATCTGGGTAAAGGACTGTTCCCCGGTCACGTCGCAGTTTCTGGCCTTGCACCAGCGTTTCCACGCCTTTTCAATCTGTTTATTCAGTTCGTCGTCCCCGGTCATGGCCCGCAGGGTGTAGCCCTTGCCCACCACGTTCCGCTTGTATGCGTGGAGGATGGACTGGGTAATGTCGCTGTTGCGCTCCAGGTCGCGGGCGCGGGCACGGATCACGTCCCGGCTCAACCTGTCCGTGACCTCCGCGCTCTCGTTCAGGACGCGCCAGCCCGCATTAAGACGGCCAAACCCGGCGGCGTCATACCCCCGGATGGCGTCCAGCCCTTGGCGCCACATTTCCCGCTCATAAGCCCGCCGCGGGGAAAACAGTTCTATGGCTCTATCAATGAACCCCATGGCGTGTTATCTCCCCTCAAAAAAGGCCACGAATGTGCGGCCCAGTAATCCGTTGTTCCCCTCCGCGGCCACCTGGGCCTCCAGGTCGCTTTTCATCTTGTGGAGGAGGGAAAGATCGGCACGGGTCAATGACCGACTGCCGATTTTGTACGATTGGCCGCCCACCAGCACGGTGGCTATTGCCGTGTTGACCTGCTCCAGCAGTTCCGCAGGGGTCATTTTCTGTTCGTTCATGGTGTCCTCCCGTTAAATCCAGTTTTCATTATCCCGGATCCAGCCCTCCTCCGGTGCCGGCTGCGTGGCCGGCTTCGGCGCGGGCTGCTTTTTTTGCTCCGGCTCCTCGGTTTGTTCCTCCAGGAACAGGGACCGGACGCCGCGAATGTCGGCGGCTGCCGCCGCGTACACTTCGCAATCCAAATAGTGGTTGTCGGCGTGGGTGGACTTTTTCACCCATTTCAGGGTTTCCTTGCCTCCCGCTCGTTCCGTGATCTTATGCTCCGCCGTGACCTGCTCCGCATAGTCAAGATCGCAACCCTGATATACCATCCAGGAACCCGTCCCGTTTGGCCGCCTCATTCTGGACGCGATCATGTCCTTGTACTTTCCGCCGTCCACCAGCACCAGGGTCATGCCGGTGGCCTTGCTCCCCGGCTTGTTGACGGTGGATAGTTTGTAATATCCTTGCAGGGGCGTGGACGAACCCTTGCAGGGCAGCGCCCACTCGGAGTTCATAAGGCAAAATTCATAGACTTCATCGGTCTGGTCGCCGCTGTCGATCAAGGCCAGGTCCACCAGGAGTTTTTGGCCATTCGGCAGGGGCAGTTCCCGGTTCATAATGCGGACCACTTCCGCCATGGAAAGGGCCTGCCCGTGGGCCACGTTTTGGCTGGTCATGTAGTTTCCCCAGGCTCGGATCGTCCAGTACAGGCAATTTTCCTGCACGTCCACGCCGCCCGTGACCAACTTGGTCCACTCCGGCAGGGTCCACTCCGGGGCCTCGGTCTGGCGCTCCATCACCATTTCCGCGTTGGTCTTTAGCTTGGTGTCCTCCCAGGGTTCGGCCAGCCACGAATTGATGAAGTTATGGAGCAGGTCCGGGTCGTCCTTTGATTTCAGGAACTCCGCCACGATCTCTTGAAACGTGGTAAAGGGGGAATACAGGGTGTTGATCCAAAAGGCCACGCTTTTGGGGTGCTGGCTTTTCTGCCGGACGATCTGCCACCGGCCAGCCGGTAGCATATTGGCCTTGTCCCGGTCCGTGATCACCGCGCCGCAGGCTTGGCAGGCATAGGTGGCCATGGCCGCCCGGTCCATGCCCTCCGGCACTTCATCCTTTCCGGGGAACTTCACCTGCGCCCACACAAGTTCTATAAACTCGCCACAGTGGGGGCAGGGGACGAAATAGTGTTTTTCCACGTCGGCGTCCTCTTTGGCTTTCCAGATGTGGCCGCTTTTCAGGGTCGGCGTGGAGGTGATGTATATTTTCCGGTTGGTCTTGTAGGTCTTGGTGCGTTCAATGGCCAGGCTCACGGGGTCGGCCTCTTTCTTGCTGGCCCCTGGGTATTTGTCCACTTCGTCCAAAAACAGGTTTTTGATCGGGGTGCTGGCCAGGTCCGCCGGGCTGTTGGCGCCGTTCAGGTACACGGTCATGCCCTGGAATTTCAGCTGGAGTTTTTGGCTTTCGTTCTCCCGCCACTTTTCCGCCAGCGGCTTGCATTGGCGGATCATGGGGTCCAGTTTGGCCTCCACGGTTCGCTCCGCCAGCTTGTCGGACGGGTACACGATCATGGTCGGGCCAGGATCCTGGTCTACGATGGCTCCCAGCATATTCTCCATGGCGGAGGTTCCGCCCACCTGGGTGGGCTTCACAAACACGATCCGCTCCACGTCGTCGTCGGAAAACGTGTCCATGATCTCCACCAGGTAGGGGGTGACGCGGTTTCTCCATGGCCCTGGTATGGCGTTGGTGTCCGGCAATATCCGGTATTTTTCAGCCCACCGCGACACCGGCAGGCGTTCACGGGGGCGCAGGGTGGCCAGGGCCTTTTTGACCCAGGGCGGCACCGCGTAGGGCTTCACAGCGTACTTTTTCACGGCTCACCCTCCGGCGGCGGCGCAATCTCTTGGGCCGCGTCCACGAACACGGCCAGCATGGCCTCCACCTCTTTCCGCAGGTTCTTTTCCATGGCGCGGGCGCTGGCTGCGTCCATGTAGCCGGCGGCGGTGCCCGCCATGCGGGCGGGAATGGCCAGGGCAAAGGACTTAAACGTGGCCATGAAGTCGGCCAGTTCCTCGGTGGCCTGATCCGCCGGGATATACTCACCCTTGGCTATTGCCGTTTTCATGCGGTGGAGTTCTCCCTGGCTCTCTTTCAGTTCCACCTCCGCCTCCAGCTTTTTCAGCGTCAGTTCGGCGGTGCGGCTTTTCTCTCCGCTCTCCTTGGCCTTTTCCTCGACGTGGGCGATATACCGGTGGATCGTGTCGCAGGTCCTATATTTCCGGGCGCCTCCTCCCGGTGGCACCTCTGTTTCCAGCACACCCTCCTGGGTCAGCTGCTGGATCCGCCGGGCCGATTTCCCCAGGAGTTGGGCGATCACCGTTGTGTTGGCCCACTCCGGGACGGTCCCGGTCATGGCCGCCGGCGGTGCCTTTTTTGCCGGGGCCTTTTTCTGTCGCTCCGCCACCGGCAGCACCCCCTTTTTCGCCCCTGGCTGGCCCCCAGGTGCTGGGTCCCGCCGGTTTCGCGTTCCTGGTTGCGGGTCGTTTCGCTTTTTCGCCCTCTTTCCTTTTTCCATATCCCCCCGTAGGGGGGATAACTTTTCCCCGTTTTTCCGTTTCCGTAACGTAACAACCCCGAAAATTTCCGCTTTCATGCGGCAAAATATCGGGCGTTCCTTGCCCCGCGTGGCTTTTTCCTCCAGGGAGGACCCAGACAGGGGGGAGGGGGTGCCCATGGCCACCCTTGGCGGAGGGTGGCCATGGACTGGGGAAAGGTAGGACCAGGCCGCCGCCGTGGGCACGGCTGCGGGCAGGGTGAAAGGAGGAAAGCCCCTGCGGCTCTGCCCCCTGATCCTCTGGTCTGGAAAGCAGGAGGCCACCAGGTTCTCACCTGGTGGCCTCGTTTATGTCGGGTAGGTTGTCCCTCACCCCTGCGCTTTCCATGCTATCAATATAGCACACCAAACCGTCCAAAAGCGTCCACACTTTCATGGCCTGGTATTTTTCTTTGTGTAGTCCTCCACCAGCTTCCCGGCCCGCTTATATCCCAGCAGGAGATCCAGGGCGGCGTTGTAGTAATTGAACACGGCGGACCGGCTCATATAGACCTCCCTGGCGATCTGGTCCCACCCCTTGCAGTCTATATGCCGTAGTTCCACCACCGTGCGCTCCATGGAGTTCTGGGGGAGTAGGTCGATCATGTCCATCACCCGCAGGACGGCCTTGGCCATTTCATCCCGCTGTGCCTCGATCCGCTCCTCCACCTCTGCGATCCGAAAGACAACGGACACGGCCCCGTCGGTTTTCCCTGTGCGGGCTGGCGGCGTAGGCCGAAAAGCAGACCCCGGCCCAGGGTTGTTTAGTTCGCTCAATAAAACCCTGTGGCGGTCCTCCAGGATCTTTTTCATCCTCCGGGCCGTGTGGTATTGTTGCAGATATTCCTTGATGGCGGCCCGCTCTTTTCCTGTTGTCGTTTTCGCTCCCATGGATCACACCTCGGTTATGGAAATTCCCAGCTTGTCTTTCATCATTTTTCGCTTGATCAGGTAGTCCCTGGTCCTGGTGCCCCGGCTTTTCACGTCCTCCACCACCAGGCGGCCCTCCGGGTCCTTGTATGTAAAATCCGCCCTGTACCGGACGGCCCGGACCCGGTGGCCATTTTCGTCCGTGAACGCTTCCTGGAGGGTGAAATCAACCTGGAGGCGGAGATCCCGGATCTCTCCAGCGCGGAGGCGGAGGATCAGGGCGTCATAGCGGCGGGCCTCTTTCTGGCTGTCAAAGTGGATCACCGTGCCGTCCTCCGCCACCCGCTCGGTGGGGGAGTTGTGATATTTTGGCCCCTTGGCGGCACCCTGCACAGCGGCGGCGGAGGTTCGCCCCCGCCGCGCCTGCTGCTCCGCCAGCTGTTTCAGCGCCTGCGCCTGGAACTTTGGCGGCAGGTCCGTGATGTTTATGGTCATGACGCCCTCCGCTATTTCTTGGCCCTGTCCAGCCGGATGGTCCCGATCAGTTTTCCGCACCGCTCACACACGGAATAATTCCGGTGATACTCTTTCTTGCTGGGCCAGTGGCGGCGCTTCACCACAATGTAGCGGGTCCTGTCCAGCTTGTGCAGGCCCAGCCTGCAAAGGATCGGTTTTCTCATGGTTTAGCCCTCCTCCAGCTTTTGGTCCGGGATCTCGATGTACTGCCAGGACATGGGCGGGCGGGTCAGCCCGAACTCCGCCAGCGGGTGCGGCTCCTCGAAAGCCTCCGGTTCGTCCACTTTCCAGGCCACCAGCGGCTTTCCTGCTGCGTACTCTTTCAGGTCCTCCACCGTGACACAGGAGCGGGAGGCCAGATACTCCAGCAGGTTGGTTTTGACCCACCCAGGGCAAAGGAACTGCCCCAAGACGCACCCGGTCCCGCTCACATAGACCAGGACGGTCAGCGGCCACGGCTCCGGCTCTCCCGCTCCGCCGTTGGGTGCGGTCTTGCGGATCTCCAGGTCCTTTTCGCCTGATAGGATTTTCTCCCACCACTCCGGTTTAATGCTCATAAGCACGGCCCGCATGGCTCACTCCTCCATTTCCTGCTGTTTTTCTCTTTCCGCCCGCCTGCTCTCCGCCAGGCTTGCCTCCATGTACGCCCTTGTCAATGCCATGCCCTCCTCCGGCGTCGCACCCGCCCCGATGGCGGCTCGGAAAAATACCAGCGCCATTTCTGCGATTGCCCCTATGCTTTCCATGACCTTTTTGGCGTTTTCGTCCATGGCTCACACCTCCCACGGAAAGGCGGAGGCGGGGAGATCCTGGAAGTGGTCCCGCAGGTTGCCCTTGAAAAATACCGGGATCTCGTTCTCCGCACAAAAAGCCACGATCTGGTCAACCCATTCCCGCCGCGGCGTCACCTTGTCCGCCCGGTTCCCGGTTTCAGCTCCCAGGATCACCCACTGTGGCAGGCCCTCCGCGTTCTCCATGTCCACCGGCCCCAGTAGCGGCTCCATGCTCCAAAACGTGTTTATGGCCACGCCCTGGAGCGGGTAGGTTTCCATGGCGTCCTCGTTTGCCACTGTGGCCCCATACCAGAAATTGCTTTCGTGGGGGAGGAGGCCCAGGTGGTCCAGTTCCAGGTATCTGGCCGGGTTTTTGGTCAAAAACAGATAGCGGTGCTGCGGGGCCGCCTTGCAGGCGTCCAGCACCTCCACGATCCAGGAGGTGGGCACCCACCGCCCAAACAGGTCCGCCATGGAACAGACGAAAACGGTCTGCGGCTCCGCCGTCGCGGCTGGCTGGCGGAGGCGGTAGCGGTGCAGGGTAGGCTCGAACCCGTAGGGGTACGGTGTGGCCTTGATCTTCTCCTCCAGAACGTGGAGGCCGCCGGCCAGGGGCGCCGGATCGGTCAGGTCGGCGTTGAAACGGTGGGCGGTCCGCCTGGCGTAGCAGTACGGGCACCCATGGCGGCACCCTGTAATGGGGTTCCAGGACATGGTGGCCCAGTCGATTTTTGTTTTGTTCATTTCTTACCCCTCACTTTCTGGACGGCCTCCGCCAGCTTTCTGACGATATAGTCCACCTCCGCCATGGTGTTTTCCTCTCCCAGTGAAATCCGCAGGGCGCCGTATGCCTCCCGTCGTCCCTGTCCTATGGCGGTTAAAACGTGGCTTGGCTCTCCGCTCCCGGACGTGCAGGCGGATCCTGCGGACACACACACGCCGTCCAGGTCCAGGAGGATCACCAGGGCCTCGCCCTCGACGCCCTCAAACCGGCAGTTGACATTCCCCGGCAGGCGCTGTTCCATGCTCCCGTTGATCCTGGCGCCAGGAATTTCCATGATTTTCTCGCACAGGCGGTTTCGCATACGCGTGACCGCCATGGTTTCATAGTCCATTTTTTCGTATGCTTGCCGCAGGGCCGCCGCCATGGCCACAATGGCCGGGACGTTCTCGGTCCCTGGGCGGCACCCGCGTTCCTGGCCTCCGCCGTAAATGAACGGGGCCAGCCGCACCCGCTCGTTGGCATACAGGACACCCACGCCCCGCGGTCCTCCAAACTTGTGGGCGGAAAGGGAAAGCATATCCACCCCCAGTTTCTGCACGTCCATGGGGATATGGCCCACGGCCTGCACGGCGTCCGTGTGGATGATGGGGGCCGGGCCGGCGGTCTTTCTGACGGCCCGGACAATCTCCCCCACGGGTTGAATGGTGCCTATTTCATTATTTGCGGCCATGATCGTGACCAGGCTGGTGTCCCGCTCCGCCTTTTCGGCCACCCTGTCCGGGTTTATGATCCCGTCCGGCTCCGGTTTTACCAGATAGGCCCGGCGGAGTTTGGCCCGCTCCATAGCCTCCAGGGTGTGCAGTATGGCATGGTGTTCAAAGGCAGAGGTGATCACCTGCCCGGTTCCCATGCAGGCGGCCCGGATTGCCCAGTTGTCCGCCTCGGTGCCGCCGGACGTGAAAAAGATTTCCGACGGGCGGCAGTTCAGCAGTTCAGCCACTTCCTTGCGGGCGCTTTCCATTTTCATGGCGGCCATGCGCCCGGCGGCGTGAATACTCGACGGGTTCCCGAAAGCCTCCAGGGCCTCCATCATGGCGTCCCTGGCCACGCCCCGCATGGTGGAGGTGGCTGCATAATCAGCATACACGTTCATTTCTGCACCTCCCCGGTGGCGATATACGGGGACACCTTGCGCTTGCGTCCACAACTCCAGCAGGTGCCCTTTTCCGGTTTTCCCTCTTTCTGCTCCAGGGTGAAGTCGCGGCCCAGGGTGGCCACGCACTCCTGGCAAAGCGGTTTCGGATCCTCTTGGCTGAAAATATCGTCCTCCCAGCCTATGCCGATATAGTCCAGCACCCGGCCCCAGCCGTACCACTCGCCGCTTTCGTCCTGGCAGACGTGTTTCATCCACATTTCCCATTCCTTTGGGTTCTTACGGCGGAGGCGGTCAAAGCGGTGGGGGCGGTGTTCCAGGTGGATCCCAAACCCACACATGGAACAACCGGTGCGCTGGGCGTCCGTGGTCCGCAGTTGGCCCTCCGGCTCCTCGCCGTCATGCTCCTGGCGGTACGCCTCGATCTCCTCCGGCGTCATGTCGAGCGGGTCGCGGACGATTTGGCCATAGATGGCCGGGATCGTGCTTTCCAGGTGGATGGGGTCCCCCTGGCTCTCGTTGCCCTGTTCGTCTTTCACGATGGGGTGGAACTCCTCCCAGTGGTCTTGATACCAGGCGTTCATTTCCGTGGCCAGCGCCAAAATATCCTGTCGGGTGAAGATTGCAAAGGGGGCGCTGCGCTTGGTGTCCTTGGATATGTAATTGCACCCGTTCATCATAAGCGTTTTTTGGCGCCGCCCTCCCTCGGAGGCCATAAGCCCCATGTACGGGAACCGCCCGGATTGCTTGGCGTAGTCGTCGCAGGGTTTTTCTTTCAGGTAATAGCAACACAGATCCGACACCAGAAAAGGCGCCGTCTGGTACTTGGTTCCCTCCCGCTCGTTCTCCGGGCCTCCGAACTTCTCCAGCCACTTTTGTGACATTTTCATTCTGGTGCCCTTGCGGTAGCCGCCATATGCTCCTGTTTCCCCGGTCATAATCGCATGGCGGATCGTGGCGTTTTTTTCGGTGGGGTGTTGCAGGTTGCTGATCTTCCGCGCCGTTTCTTTGGAAAGCACCGGCCAGCCAAATTTGCGGATCACCTCCACCTTGGTCCACGGGCGGCCCGTTTCCTGGTTCGTCACCGGCAGCAGGCACCGGACGCCCAGGGCCTTGTGGATCACCTGGATGGATCGGTCCTCCAGCATGGACACCGACACGCCCGGCACGTTGATCCCGATGGAGCGGAGGAACAGGAAAAGCGTGATACTGTCCAGGCCGCCCACCGCCACATAGCACCGGCCAGCCACGTCCGGGTGGTTGTAGAACTCCCAGGCCCGGCGGGCTGCGTATCTCTTTTTGAACTCATAGCCTTGTTTTTGCTTGGCTTGAAAGTCCATTGCCTTTTGCTTGCTTTCCTCCTCGCAGCCCTTTTTCCATTGCATTGTCAAACCCTCCCTTTCAATTTCTCCGCGTCCATATACATGGCGCAGTCTTTCCCGATCCTCTGGCAATAGGCCCATTCCACCATGGCGCCCTTGCTTTCCTGGTAGTCCGGTAGGAACACGGCCACGTCCGCCGCGTTCAACATGGCCATGGCGATTTTCATATAGTCCCCATCGTCCAGCCCGTCCGGCAGGGTTGCCGGGTTCAGTACCACATGGCCCAGGGCCTCCAGGCTCTTGGCCGCCTCCCGGAACTTGGTTTTATATCGCCTGTCGCCGGTGATCTTCCCGGCTATGTAGATTTTCATTGTCTTGCCCTCCTATTCGTTGAAAATCTCGAAATACTCCTGGTATGGGTAGCCTGTCATTTCATGCCACCCGCTCCGGCTGGTGCTGCCGTCGTCGAACTTGTACAGGTACGCGCCTTTTCTGGCCTTGGGGTCTTTCTTCCAGGAGGAGGCCGGCACCCGCTCATACGTCACCACGGGCTTGATCATGTTCTGGCTCTTGGTGTACCGCTTTCCCCGGATCCCCAGTTCCTCCCGGTATCTCCGCATGGTGTCCCGGCCCTCTTTGATCAGGTAATGGGCCAGCTTGTAATGGTTCCCCCGGCGATCCAGGACCTGAAAGCTGATATAGCCGCCCTCCTTGGGGACGGTTTCCCATGCCTCCGCTATGATTTCCGTGTCTATGTGGGAAATAATGACGTGCAGGTGTGGGTTGGTCATGCTCTTGGTTTCAATCACCACAAGGACCTTTGGCTTTACCCCGGCTTTCCGGCACAGCTTCCGCAGGTTTTTCAAAAACTCCGCTTTATCGTCCAGGATCTGCCGCAACGTGGTGGGCTTGTCCAGGAAAGAGTAGTGGAGGACGGCGTGGTAATCTCTCCAGCGGAAATTGGCGTTAATATCCCAGCGCAGGTGTTCCTCCGCCACCCTCTCGTTGATCTTGGCCTGCTTCTCGGAGGTCGTCCCGTGGTTCGGCTGCCGCTTGGCCCCCTTGGTGTGTACCCGGTAGGATTGCATTTTTCGATGTTCGACGCTCTGGCCAGCCACCACCCGCCTATGAACATAGGCCACGGTGTTGCCCCTCCTTTTCAGGTGCTGGTCACTCTACTAATTACTCTTACCGACGCTCTACGGGGCCGCCGCCCCGTAATTTTTTGTTGCACCGCGTCCAGGGGTATGATATAATATAGGTATCTCTGGAGCGGTGAAAGCCGCTGTTTCTATTGCCACCTGCGCCGTGTTGTCAGCACCGGGCGCAGGTGGCTTTTTCTTTTTCAGTCCGGCAGGAACTCCTCCGCCTTGTTCATGGCGTCGCTCATATGCTCCTGGTCCACGATTTTGAACTTTCCCTTTTTCCCCTCCACAGGTTCCACAGCATAGGCCAGGGAAATGGCGATTGTCTCCGGGGCCTTTCTGATCCGGGACAGTTCCCGTTCATAGCGCCCTGCCTCTTTTTTCCACGCCCGGAACTCCTCGAACTCCTCCGCGGTCATGGTTACGGTGATGTTCATGTTTTCCTCCTCTCCGCCGCTTTCGCGGCTGGATATATTTGGGATATATGGATTAGAGGTCAAAGCCGGGGGCCAGCGCCCAGGAAAGGTACGCGATGTAGTAGGCGGCGCCGCCGCCGCTGTTGACAAGGCAGAACGTGTGGGAGCCGCTGGAATAGACGGACCGGCACCAGTAGGGGGTGGTGCCATATCCGCGGCGCTGTTTCACCCGGTCCCGCTCGGTCAGGAAAATGGGCAGTTGGAAGTCGTCCGGGCCGTCCACCCGTCCGCCTTGCAGGCTGGCCTCACCCCGGCCAAACATATCCGTTTCGGAGGGCAACCACAAGGGATCCTCATACTCCAGGACGCCCTCCCGGATATTCTCCACGATCTTCCGGGGGCGGATCACCGCCCGCAGGTCTGCGGGCAGGCGGGGGAATACTTCCTCCAGAATGTACCGGCGGGCGTCGCTGTCCTTGTAGCCGCCGGCGTTGGTCCAGTCGTCGTTCATGCGGTGGGGCTTGTCCAGGCAGTCCTTGAACATGAACCGGATCCCGGCAGGCTTGTCCGCCACGGCGGGGAGGTGGGCGCCCACCACCACGGTGATGGCCTCGCCGCCCTCCAGGATCAGGTCGATCTCGTTGAACGGCTGGACCAGGGCGTGGGCCGTCCCGGCCTCCGCTGCCGCTTTCAGCTGCTCCCAGGTGATTTCATTTTCAATCGTGTGCCGCAATTTCATGGTGTGTTCCTCCTTTAATATTCATGCGCCCGGTGCCGCCGGGCGTCATGGCCGAAAAATAGAATTGTAATCAGGAGTACCCCCCCCCCCGCGTCAAACAGGGTAATTTGGGCGGTGTGTTCCTTGAACCGCTTTTCCTGTGCCTCGAAATATTCCGGGTCGATCTCATACCCCACAAAGTCCAGGCCCAGGTCATGGGCGGCGATCCGGCTTGACCCACTTCCCAGGTGGGTGTCCAGGATCCGGTCCCCCTCTTTGGCGTAGCGGGAGAATATCCAGGTATAGAGGGCCACCGGCTTTTCTGTTGGGTGAAATCCCGCCCTATCCCGGTTTAGTTTTGCCCTTGAATACTCAAAGACGCGGAGGGCTTGGTTGAAAGAAGTCCACGCCAGTTCTCCATCGGCCAGCGAAAATTCACGTTGCCCTTTGTCCCAAAATAGCCACCCCATGGACGGCGGCAAATATTCCGTGAAGTAGTTTCCGCCCCATACAATCTGGTTTTTGCTAACCCTAAAAAGCTGTTGGAAATATTCCGCGGATGGTATTTCCTTGTCCCAGTCCTTGCTCTCCCTGACTATCCACCCTTTTCCTGTGTGTGTCTTTGCAAAGTTGATCCCATAGGGCGGATCTACCACGGCCAGGTCAAAGGCCCCGTCCGGCATGGCCCGCATGGCCTCCATACAGTCCTGGTTATAGACCACATTCATCCGTCGCCACCTCCTCGCTTGCCATTCCCAGCCACCACGGGATCACCGCCGCCCGGATCTCTTGGTGCGGGCACCCCTCCGCGTTGCAGTCCTGGACGCCGCAGGTGGCGCAGAAATGTTTGTCAAAGGCGGCGTCCCACGGCCCGGACATGACGGGCAGGGAGGTCAGGAACGTGGCCATATCCTCCATGGAGGTGGTGATCCTTTCAAAATTTGTCTGTGCCATGGTCACGCCCTCGCACGGTGGAGGTCCACGCCCTCCAGGGCGGCCCACACGGCCCGCTCCCATTCCTCTACCCAGTCGGCGGTGGCTTTCCGCACGGCCAGGATGGCCACCGCTTCATCCTCCAGCCGCCACACCAGCCGCGCCCCGCCCAACACGGCGCCAGGGTTATCAATGGCCGGTGCGCGTTCCAGGATCTCCAGGTGGGCCAGGTCGATCCCGAAACAGGCGCCGGCACCGCCCTGGGCTTGATAAACCTGATAGCCCTGCATGATCACCGGCACATAGGTGACATTCTCACCCCTGGGGCCGGCGGTCCAGTTCTCCACCTCACCCTCCGCCACGTCGGCCAGGATGGTTTGCGGCTCCCCCTTGCTCTGGATCTTCATGGGCGTGTCGTCCGGGATCAGGCCCGCGTGTTCGGCTATGGCGCCCAGGACCTTGCGGGGCATTTTGTCCCGGTCCCGGATCACCAGCCATTCGCCGGTGTAGATGGCCATTTTGCTGTCGTCGCATACCACAGAATAGCCGCCGTGTTTGTAGGCATATTTCACGGCCCGCGCCAGGCCGTTCTCATTGATCAGCATTTCCGCCACTCCTTTTTAATAATGTAGGCATAGACGCCACCCGGTCCCCCGGTTCGGCTCTCCACACCTCTGCGGCGTCCAGGTCCGCCCAGTTGCACCCCCACACCTCCGCCGCGCACAGCAGGGCGGCAAATTTGGAACTGCACGGGACCACCACGGTCCCACGGATAGGGTGGACCACTCTGGCCGCCCCCAGGGCTTTCCAGCGTTGTTCCCGCTCCCGCTCCGCCGGCGTTGTTTTCGGCCTGCGGTGCTTATCCCTCCATGGGGTTTCTAAAAACCACGCCATGCGTTCACCGCGGCCTCCCACTTTTCGACGTTGGCCAGCACGGTGTCGGAGTATTCGGTGGATGTGATCCCCTTATTCCACGCCTTGGTGGCACCAGCCACCCCCATGTTGTAGGCCATGGCCGCCTTGGCCACGTCGCCGTTGTAGTCGTCCAGATACTTCCCCAGCAGGTAGCACCCGCAGGCGATATTCCCTATGGGTGTGGTCGGGTCCATTCCGGTGGCCCTCTCCAGTTCCGCATGGTAGGCACCCTCTGGGCCTGGGTTCAGTTGGAAGATCCCCACCTCACCGACGGCGCCCACGGCTTCCATGTCAAAGGTCCCGCGGGTTTCCCGGTCCGCCACGGCCAGGGCCAGGGGATAGGGGCACCCATAGGCCAGGGAGAAAAAGCGCATATAATCCTGGTATTCGTAGGGGAGGGGCACCGCGTCCGAAAGGTAGCCCTGGGCCAGCAGTATTTCCACGATGGCGTCCGTGACTTCCTGCGGGTCCACCGGCTCCTCCTCCGGCGGCTCGGTAGGCGTCGGCATGGCCGCCGTCAGCTTCCAGTTTGTGCCGGGATCCACCAGGCCCATGTCCGGGTCAATGATGGCCACGGTGTTTTCCACCCGCTCGGTGGCCGTCGCCATGGCTCCCTGGGCTTCCTCGCCAGTCCCATGCACCACCCTGGCCACCACAATGACCACCAGGGCCAGCAGGAGGGCCACCAGGACCACGCGCTGGATCAACGCCCGCCGGCGGTCCTTTTCCTGCCGCTTTTTGCGTCGCTCCTCCCGCTCCTTGGCGGCGGCTGCGGCCTTGTTCCTGATCTCAATGTCAAACCACTGTTCGCTCATTTCTCGGTGTCCTCCTTTGTGGTCGCGTCCGCCACTTCATAGGTCTGTCCATACCGGCGGCGCCCGCAGTCGGCGCAGGTGATCTTGACGGCCCGCCCGGAAACGGTTTTCAGACGGACCCCGTGGCGGGATCTGGCCACGGCGCAGGGTTTACAAAGTTCCACTTGCTCACGCTCTCCCATTGTCCCCGCTCCTTTCGTCCTCCCAGGTGGCGATCATGTCCGCCTGGTGCAAGCGCCACACCCATGGGGTCAGGTTCATGGCGGCATTGAAAGCCTTGGTCCCGCCTTTCACGGCGTCGTCATAGGCCCCCATGTGCCACCGGATGGCCAGCGCCTCGGTTTCCAGCAGTTTCATGTACTTGGTGATGATGTACACGCTCTTTTCGCCGTGCCCCAGGGGGATGGGGTCCCGGAACTTGTAGCCCTCGCCGTCCCGGTGGTAACAGTCGGTCTTGCAGAGGTCATGCAGTAGGGCCATGATGGCCACGCTCTCCTCGGTGGCTGCGTCCAGGATGGCCTTGCTTGCCGCGATCTCCCGCAGGCGGTTGTAGACGTTCAGGCTGTGCAGGGCCAGCCCTCCGGGGATCGCCAGGTGGTACTTGGTAGAGGCCGGGGCCTCAAAAAAGCCGTTTCTTTCCATCCACTCCAGCAGGTCCTCCGCGCCAGGGCGGCGCACCCGCTCGGTGAAAACCTTGTGGAACTCCTCCCGGACTTGCTCCGGGAGGCTGGGGCCGTTCATGGCCTCCAGGTTTCTGCGGAGGTTTTCGGCGGCTATATCTGCCGGAATACCGGCTTTTGCGGCGGCCTCCGCGGCGTCCATGACCTCTTTTTCGGGGTTGTAGTGGCTGCCCTCCAGTTCTCCTAAAACTCCCATGTTGTCCTCCTTGTGTGTGATCCGCTCCAGCAGGGCGGCCAGCTTGTCCACGGCCCAGTCGGCCAGGGCGCACGCCCAACTGAAAGGCGGGGTTTCGTTGATCCCGGCCAGGAGATTGTCCCAGGCTTCTGCCACCAGGGTGGCCGGGTCTTTTTTGTCGTCCATCATGCTGCCCCTTTCAGAAATCCGAATATCCAGGCTATGACCTCCGCCGTCCATCCGTTCCCTATGGCGGCCTTTTGCTCTGTGGGCGTGACGCCCTCGGTGTAGCCGTCCGGCAGGGTCTGGAGGCGTTCCAGTTCTGTGATGGTGAAATGGCGGATCAGTCCGTCATGGTAAACGCAGGCTTCACATGAACAGTCCAGGGCGTTGCTTTTCCCTTTTATGACCCGCCCGCGGCGGGTGGTGGACGTTGGAAACGCCAGGTTTACGCCGTCGCCGTCCTCCGCCGTGATATACCCGGCCTTGGTGGCCTGCCGGACCAGCACCCGGCCCCCGTCCATCGTGACCAACTCCCGCGCCCGTTCCGGGATCGTAGGGTCGAATAGTAGACCCCCCCCGCCACATATCCGGCGGTGTCCACGGATCGGTCGATCACGTCCGCCAGTTTGATATTGCGCTCCGGCGGCTGGGTCACTCCCGGAATGTTGGTCCAGTAGACCCGCGGGCGGTTCTGCGCCGACACCCTGGCGCTGTTGATGTGGATGGGGGTGGTGCCCAGGGTTTCGGTGATCACCGCCTCCCACTCCTTTTTCATGGCCACGTTTTCCAGCAGGAAACGGGCTGACGGGTTGATGGCCAGGACCTCCTCCAGCACCCTGGCGTATTCAAAAAACAGGGCGCTGCGTGGATCGTTGAAATTCAGGTGCCTGCCCGCTCTCGAAAAGCCCTGGCACGGGCTTCCCCCTATCACCAGGTCAATCCTTGGCAGGTCCTTGGCCTTAACAGCCCGCACGTCGCCCACCTGTTCCACGTCCAGCCAGTTCTTGGCGCTGACGGCCATGGGCGCCGGCTCCACCTCACTGGAAAAATAGTGGTCCACCTTGATCCCGGCCATATCCAGCGCAAGCCGCCCGGTGCTGATACCGTCAAAAAGACTTAACACATTCACACCGACACCACCTTTCACGTCGCCGGGGCCAGGCCGCCGCAGTCTGCGGTGTCCTCAATCCGCCGCGGCGTTGGCTTGTCCGCCCGTGGGCAGGTCCTCCGGTGGGGCACAAACGCCACGGGGAGGTCCCGGCGCTCCTCCTCCGGCCCGGCCTGCCGTCCGGTGATGGTGTTGCCCATGTCGTCCAGGAACGTGTCCGGGCCGTCGCCCTCGATCACGAAAACGGGTTCAGGATCCACGGGAACCTGTTTTCCCTCCGCGCTGGTGATCCAGTCGATTTCCTGGCCGCAGAATTTACAATAACTCACGCCCCCAGCACCTCCTCCAGATACCAGGCCAGGATCCGCTTGGCGTATTTCTTGCGGATCCTCTTTTTCTTGGTGTGCCGGTAGAAATAGGCCAGCCTTGGGTTGCAGACCGTGGCCCATATAATCGCCTGTTCCAGTTCGCGCTGGCGTAATATTGCTTTTGCGATCCGCCGTATAGTCATGGCCAGTTGTTCCCACACTTGGGCCATGGCGGCCACCGCGTCCTTTACGGTGGCCATGGCTGCCGCCAGTTTCTCCGGGTCGAACTCCACGCCGCCCGCCGAAAAGTCCGGCGTGTCCGGTACAATCTCCCCGCCCTCAATGTGGGCCACAGTGAACTGCATGGGTTCCCCGGCCACTTCTACGGGTTCGCCGTCTATGTACGCCACCGTTTTGGCGGCCTTGTTCTCC